AATTAAAAGCCATATTTTTTCCTTATAACTGTGTTTGGTTGTTGTACATCAATAGCCATAGGACCTTTTCTAAAAGAAGGTTCTTTGCCAGGTATTACTTGAGGTGGAGGTAATAAAGATTCCTCAGGTGGTGGTTGCATAATCATATTAGATGCTTGTAAGCCTAGTCCTAACTTGTCTCCACCTGTTAATTCTAAATCATCAAACTCATTAGTTATTGCATCAGTTCCTTGTTGAAATATGTTGTTAGAAAACAAACCAGTGTTAGGTACATTTAAGTTAGCTACAGCTTCAGCACCAAGGTTTTGAGTTAATGATGGGTTCATAGATTGGTTAGACATTGCATCGCCTAGCCCAAATAAGCCGCTGTTGTTTGTTCCTAGCATAGACGTTCCGTCAGGTGTGAACATACTAATCGTCTCTGGGTTCATAGCTCCCATTACACCATCTGAGATTGGGTTCATAGCTCCCATATTGCTAGTTACTGCATCAGCTGCTAGTTCGTCAGCTCCAAATCCAAATCCTTCTAAACCACCCATTATTTTATCGCCAGCTCCTGCTGTTACTCCGCCTATAACAGCACTTTTTAGTGGGTCTTTGCCTGTGGCTAAACCCATACCAGCTCCTACCATAGCTCCCATTAACATTGGTTTCATTATTTACCACCTCCACTAGAAGTTGATGTCGAGTTAACAGGTGCTGGCGCTCCGTAAGCAGCAGCTAAGTAGTTTCCTAATTGTTGTTGTGGAGCATTTGCTCCATATTCGAACCTACTAATATCACCTTGCAATGCTTGTCTAGAATAATCTTCTTGTGTTCTACCTACATTTGCTAATTGATTCATATCAGCATAATCAGCTTGTGCTAGTTGAGGAGCATTTTGAACAGCATTGTTTTGAAAACCACGCTCTTGACTATAGTTATTAAATGCTAATTCGGATGCTCTGTTTGATAAAGAATCAGCTAAGTTTTTAGATGCTATTCCTTCCATCTCTCCCATAGCTCCAGAGCCATATCTACCAGCTCCTGCTGTTCTGCTACCTATGTCTCTAATAGCTTTATTAAATTCTGTTACTGCTGGTCTAGCAGCATTTGACATCATAGATGCAAAGTAAGGATTTCCAGCTGATAGATAATCTCCTTCAATAGAAGACTGTTGTTGAGCTTGAGCTGCTGGTAATAAAGGACTACCAGCTGTAGCTCTTTCTTCTATACCAGATAAAGCAGAAGTAGTTTGAGCTGATGGGTCTATATAAGTTTGACCAGGATAGTAAGCAGGTGCTCCATCTTGATACAGGTCTTGCGCTTCTTCTAAACCATAAGTTATGTAAGGAAGAATAGCAGGGTCAATACTTTGATTGGTTGTTTGTGATTGACCACCACCTCCACCTTTGTGGAATTCTCTACCTAACTTACCATTGTCAATAGATTGATTTCCGTCTAGTTCTGGAAAATAATCGTGCATCATAATTTTAGCTCCATTAATGTATATTTTGGTTGCATTTTATAAGCCATTCTCCATAGTCTTACAATTGCTTTAGATTTAGTAGAACCTTGTATAGATGTTCCACCGTTTATTTTCACCCATTCAACAAATTCTTTCCAGTTGTCTTGAGTCTGTTTACCACCTATATAAGATATATAGCATAACCTATCAGAACCTAAATTCTGCCATTGAACTGTAAAAGCTACAGAGCAATTTTTGTCTTCATCTAATACAAGTAGTAGTTGTTGCTGACCTAATGTTACTAACAGCTTAAGTTGGTCAATTGTGTACTCTCCGTCTCCCATCTTCATAGCTTCATTAAGATGAGGTATTGCTTTGTGCCAAAATTTATGGACTTGTGTTGTTGGTATAACGTAAAGCTTTTTCATTCTTCTCCTTGTTTGTCACTTTCCGGGTTACGGCTAACCTACAATAATGTAATCAAATTTTAAGTCTGTACTTGCAACACTTGTGTGCGTTATTACTACACTTCCTTTAGCTTTAGTAGAAATATAAGGGTTCTGTGCTGCTGCGTTTGCAGTTAATGGTGATAGTAAAATAACACTATCAAAACCTAATCTTTCATCATTTAATGTCGTTGTTGTTGAAGAAGCTGCTAATGTAACTATACCTGTATTATTAGTCTTACCATTTACAGCATTATTAACTACTTCAGCTACTTCTCTTGGGTTAGAACCCATGTAGTTTAAGGTTCTATACATTATCTATTGCCTTGTGGTTTTATATCTACATCCACAGCCATAGCTGTAGTCCAGTTTCCTGTTGGCTTTACAGAGAACCTATGATATCTACCAGCGCTTCTTAAGTCAGCTCTACCTTCGCTAGAAGTAATTGATTCAGGTCCAAATACTACTGCATCATCTAATTCTCTACGACTTGCTACAGAAACGTTAGCTGAACCATTGTCTACTTGAGGTCTTGCTAAAGTTATAACTGAATTATAACCAATCTCCATATCGGTTGTAATAAGTTCTGAGTTGTAATCTGAGCCAGTGAATGTAGCAATCTTATCATTTAATGCTCCAGCAAACAAGAATTTACCACCAACCCATAATCTAGCGTCTAAAGATGCTGGCATAGTATCTATGTCTGAGTATCCTAATGTAGACGTTAAAGCTTCTAATGTTGTACCGCTTGTAGCTATGTCGCCAACAACCGTTGATGTGGTATCAGCTCTTGACCATTTACCTAATTGCCAATTGTATATAATGATGCTTCTTCCACCACTGTTGTTAGCGTAATTCCAAACAACTATCTTTCTTTTAGGGTCAGCAGATGAGCTCATGCTGTCTATGTCTACCAATGATACATCATTAAAAAAGTAATTATCGACTTTCTCATTTCCGATTCCTGTAACTGATTGACCATCTGTTTGGTAAAATCCATCATCAGATAAGAAGAAACTTAAACCACCGTATTGTGCTATTGAGCCACCTGCTATACATCCTAATCCTCTTGATATAGTATCAAATTGAAAGAATAAAGGAGAACCAGTGTATGACATTCTAGCAACTGCTTTTTCTAGGAATACAATTCCAAATTCACCACCAGTAATACCAGTAATATTTCCACCGTCAGGCATTATTTGGTGGTCAGATTGAGAGGTTGTTCCAGGTATCCAATCAGTAGCGTCATTTATATCACTCCACTGAACTTTATTTGCATCACTACCTATGTTAGCGCATACCACAAAATCTCTTACAGTAGTAATAAACTCAGCTGTTGGAGCTGCCGCTGCTAAGTCAGCGAATGCTGTAGATGAACCAATAGTCCACCTTTGAACTTTGGCTGTTCCATTAACACCCAGCACTTCAGCTCCGAACAGTGTAAAGCGCCAATTGCTAGCACCTGAATATCCACCTGCTAAAGACTTATCTTCTAATGCTTCTGTTGCTGCATTGAACTTAAATATTTTACTAGTAGCTCCACCAAAGATAACTACTTCTGAGCCAAATTTAGCTGCATAAACAGAGTTTAAGTTTTCCGATGCTGCGCCACTAAAGTCTACTGCATTTGGGAAAGGAGAATATCCTACTGATACTGGGAATACATTTTTAGCGTCGTTTAAGCTTCCAGCGTTAGATGGCTGGTCTGGTAGCCACTCTGTAAATTGTAGTTTTGTTGTAGGCATTAGTTTACTTGACCTCCTGATATTGTTCCTGATGTAACATAGGTTATATAGGAATGTCCATCTATAGCATCGCCTGCTGCGCCACCTGCATAAATAGTGCTACCGCCTGCGTCTCCTAAATCTCCACCTGCTTCACCACATCTTCCATTAAAAACATCGCAGGTACCTGCTCCACCTGTTGTTTTAGTTCCATCTGATGCTGCTGGAGAAGTGCTACCATCTGTTCTTGGACCAGCTCCTATTCCACCAAAACCTGCTGGTACTAATCTGTTATTACCTGGTGATAAACCTGTGTTTGTTCCACCTGGAGGTCTAGTAGTATCTATTGTGTCTGAATTTTGTTCTTCGTGATAGCCACCTGCACCGCCACCACCATTTCCAGCAGGGTTATAAACTCTACGACCACCGCCACCGCCGCCGCCTCCGCCGCCTCCACC